TGTTGGTAAAACTAAATTATAACTTTGTCCTGCAGAATGTGCAGGTCCAGCTATTGAAACTCCATGTGAATTTTGTGAGCAATTAAGAATTAATTTTCCATCGGCACTTGAACCATCACCTTTAATAGTTAGTCCAGGTGTAAATTCTGTTTTAGGATTAGTTACAGCATCATTAGAAATTTTAGCAGATGATACAATACCATCTACTAAATCATTAGATGTTAAAGCTGTATCTGCAGGTGTTTTACCGACATATGCCATATTAAATTTTCCTTAAATTATGCTGAGATAGTATCTACAACACTAGTAATTATATCAACAGAACTTGCTGCAGAAGCATAAGCCTCTACTGAATCACCAGTCTGTAATACAACTTTAGAGCCACCATCAATTAATTCTAAAGAACCACCAGAAGGGATAGGTGCATCTTTAATAATGTGATAAGTGTCACTTCCATTTTTAACATAAACAGTTACATTCACAGAAGTACCAGAAGTGTTTGCACATCTAATACCTATGATTGCATCATCGGAATCTGCTGCTGTTCTTAAAACAGTAGGTGAACTTGATGAGTTTGAAATGTTTTGTTGTAAATATCTTTCGAAATCTTGTGCCATAGAATTATCCTAATTATACTATTTTATTGTTAATTTGTCAACTACTAATTATAAAGCAATTGCCATAGCAACAGCAAATCCATTAGTAGCTTTCGCATCTATTTGAGTTTGTATTGCTGAAGTTACACCATTAATGTAACCAAATTCAGTATTATCTACTGAACCATCTCCTACTAGATTAGCATTTAATCTATTAGATGAATCTATTGTAGCTTGTTTAGCATCTAATTGGTCTTGAGCATTAGAAGATAAGCTATTAATATATTGAAATTCTGTGTTAGATACTGAACCATTTGCTAGTTTAGCTGAATCAATACCTGCTCCTGTTTTAATATTAGCATTAGCTATATTAGTAAGTGAGTTACCAGTAGCATCTACATCTATAGTTTTATTAGTAAATGTATCAGTTGAACTTGCTGTAATTAAACCAGTTGTTAATGTACTTAAGTTTACATTATTACCATTACTAATAGTTAGAGTTGGTGTTGAAAAACTTAATGTTTGACTATCTGTTTCTGCAGTTAAATAACCTGTATCATTTGTCCATTGTGAAATGTTACCAGATTTATTAGTTAAAGTTTGAGTACCAGTTAATGTAGCAACAGTTGCATCAATAGCTATATCATCTGCATTAGCTGTAATACCTGTACCACCTATAACATTTAAAGTTACATCACCTGATGTTCCACCACCTGTCATACCAGCACCTGCTACTACTGAAGTAATATCTCCAACAGGAATAGTTGCTACTTGTGTATCTACATATGATTTAATTGATTGTTGGGATGCAACAGATGTTGCTGAGTTAGATGAAAAGTTGTCTTCATCTTTAAAAGCTGTTCCACTAATAGCTGTATTAATTACTGGACTAGTTAAAGTTTTATTTGTAAGAGTATCTGTAGTTGCTCTTCCTACTAATGTATCAGTAGCTGTTGGTAAAGTTACTGTACCAGTATTTGATATAGAAGAAATAACTGGAGTAGTTAAAGTTTTATTTGTAAGAGTTTGTGAGCCTGTTAATGTTGCAACTGTATTATCAATTGCAAAAGTCATTGTCTGAGCAGAACCTGTAGTATCAATACCAGTTCCACCAGTAAGTGTTAATGCTTGTGAATCTAAATCAACTGATTGAGAACCACCAGTATCACCAGAAAAATCTAAATCACTTGCTGTTACTTGTGCATCAACATAAGTTTTAATTGCTTTAGCACTAGCGACTGTATCATCACTAGCTGAAACTGAAGCTAAATCTGTATCTACATCTGTAATAGAAGTAGCTGAACCAATCGTTAAACCATCTAAACTAACTGTTCCATCAAAGAAAGCATCTTTAAATTGTAAAGAACTTGTACCTAAATCAATATCATTATTAGTAATAGGAATAATTCCACCATCTAATAATTTAATTTGTTCTGTAGTAACTCCTGATACATCAACATAAAAACCTATTTCATCATTAGGTGTATCTATTTGAATTTTGTTTAATGGACTTGAAAGACCTGCATCTCCAATAAGAGCAATCACTGGTCCTTCTGCTGAAGTACCATCGTGTTTATGTCCTGTTGAATTATTAAAAGCGGCTAATAATTGATTGTATTCATTATTAAATAATGCGGCTGTAACTGTACCACCATCATTAATTGAACTCTGTCTAATATATCCTGCCATAATTTATCTTCTTCCTCCTGCTATAAATGAAACAAACATTCCATTAACTGAATAAGGAGCATTAGTGTCATTACTAAAAAATTTAAAGTTATTAGAAAAACCACTTCCTGTAACTAATATACTTTTACTTGGTAAAGTACTTGCTCCAAAAGTTGCTAAACCAAATACTGCTGAACCAAATAAAGAAGCTAAACTTAAATTTCCTACTAAAAAGTTTCCTGGTTGAGGAACTTCACCACTTTCAAAATCATACTTAATACTTAAGTTTAAATNGTTTTGTGTTCCTTCAGGTTCAATATTAGCTTTAACTTTATATAAACTTTTTCTTAAACCATTATCACCATAGTCCATATCTGGTGTTTGAAATTCTGCTTCAACATTTGCACCATCAAAACTATTACCAATGTCATGTTTATAAACATAACCTGTTTCATCAGTATGAAAAAGTACTTCCGTACCATTATTATTAACATCTGAAGTACAAAACTTAACAGGTAATCCCTTACTTTGACTCCATTCAAATGCAGGTATACCTTCTGAATTATATTTAAATGTTCCTATAATTCCTTTTTGTCCAGAAACTGCTTGTCCTGATTGATAATAGAATAATCTATATTGACTTCGTTCTCTAATAACCATACTTGAAATAGTAAAGCTATTTAAATTATTTATAACCTCATTAACTAATGGTAAAATTTTTCTACTAATAGAACTTAATTCTACATCGTCAATTCTAGCTGTACCAGCAACTGTTCTTAATCCGTCAGGTGCTAAAAAAATTAAATCTCCACCTATCTCTTGAATTGAGTTACCACTTACACAACCTATATTCTTAGTTACTGACTTAATTATAGGAGTAGAATCTAGGTTTGTCAACTCATATATACTGTTTTTACAAAATATAATTAAGCTATTTCTAAATACTTTAATGCCTGTTACTATATCTCCTACATCTACAAATCCTGCAGATGTTCCTTCAAAGTCATAAGGCTTTAATCTAGTACTATAATATACTAAACTAGGATTAGCTGCTTGTCCAGATACTACAATTCTTTCAGCATATCGTTCTATTAAAGAACATCCTATGGGAGAAGACCTTGTTAATTCTTCAAAATGATATTTATTATTTTCATCAATATGAAATTCACCTATTTTATTAATACCATCTACAAAATATAATGTACCATTGTTACCATGAGATTCAAAATTTACAAATTGAAGATTACTTTGATTAGTTCTAGGTATTGTAGTAGCACTAGATAATGCGGATGGGTCTATACCACCTTTATAAAAAATTAAACCATTTTGTGTATTAGAAGTATTAGCATTAATATCTAATGTTAATATAGTATTACTTGTAATAGACAATACTTTATAATATAAATTATCAATTTTTATATCATCACCAACAATAAAATCAGAAGTAAATGTAGTATTTGTTCCTGTTACAGTAGGTGAGGCTGCACTAATTGAAACTGTTCCAGTAGCTTGTATAAATGTATCTTTATTTATTTGAACATATGAAGTACCTGTAGTACTAAAAAATAAATTAGCTCCTTGAGAAACAACAACTCCATTAGCATAACCTTTGATACCATGCATTGAATCAGTTGAAACTCCAGAAGGAATAACTGCATTTGTAGTTCCTAATTTTTCAAAACCACTTATTCTTCTGTAACCACCAGTAGTAGATGATTCAAAATTTTGTAGGACAGTTGCAGCTCCAGGTGTTCTAAATAAAGCATGAGAACTTGAAATTAAATCCAAACCACCTTGTACAGTAATAGAAGCTCCTTGAGTTGGCATTTTTATTCCTTAAGTAAATATTCGTCTATCATCTTCCACATAATTAGGTTGTGGAGCATTTAGTTGTTCAATCATGTTATCTAAACTTTTATTATATTCAGTTAAAGCTAATTGAGTTTGTGCAATATTATCTTTAAATTGATAAATATAATATCTTGCTCTAGCCATTAAAACAGTTTTATATTGTTCTGGAAATAAAACTTTATCTGTATCATTAACTAATGATGAGGGTCTGTCATAAGCATAAAAATAAATTCTGTAAACTTCATCAGGAACAGGAGATAAACCAAAATGTCTATTATCTTCACTTCTAATTATTCTTTCAGGTACACCAAAATTAGAATTAGCTTGTGAACTATCTCTATTTTCAGATACAGAATAAAAATCTCTCCAAGTTTCTAATGAAACAAAAGGTAAATTTCTAATTGTATAAGGTTCTGTTTTACCATTTACATCTTCTTCTGTTAATACAAAACCATCCCAATCTACATTTGAAAAATCTGTATCTACTCCTGATGAACCTTGTTTTAAAAGATACCATCTTTGTCCTGCAACAGTTTCAACAAAAGTATTACCATTATAATTACCTTGTGTTGCAGATGTTGATAACCAAGACCATGTATCTTGAGCATCTATTATATCAAAGTATGCTCTATTAACACAGTTAGATACAAACTTTTGTATTCCAAGTGCAGAAGTTACACTTGTAAGTTCTGGTTCATTAATTTCAACCAGTAATTCATTTGTCATTGAAAGATAAGTTTTAGCCATATGTTAACAGTTCCATGCTCTTAGTGATTTATTAATTCTTGAATTTGGGTCTTTTGCAGTTTTTGCTGATGTAAGTTTTTTCTTCATCCCTTTCATCCTAGCACAGAAACTAGCCCTTCTTTTATTGCCTACAACCTTACTTGGTGCTTTTAGATTTCGTTTCTTACCAGTTTTAGTTTTACCTTTATTATAAGAAGCTCTACCTTTAGCATTGAGTCCACCAGATTTAGCTTTACCCTCTTTACGAGTCCAAGCAGGTGAAGACATTATACCCATAATTATTTTTTCTTATTTTTATTTTTTTTAACTACAATAGTCATCATTCCACCATGACCTTTTTTAACTCTTGATACTTTACCGCCTTGTTTGTATTTACCTTTGTTTACTATTTTTCCACCAGGCATTGCTTTTTTCATTGGCATAATTTATTCTCCTTTTATTAATTTAATTTAATGATTGGGGATATTTCTACCCCCAACCACATTTAACTATTTGATATAGTTAAGTACTGATTAATCTATTGTGTAGATTATTTTACCAGTGATTTCTGGTCTTAGTACTTTTCTACCCCATACCATTAGACCTCTAACGACATCCGAAAAAGTTCCAGTATCTCTGATTGTTTCTACTTTATTCATAGCAGACGCAGCAGAAGTTCCTGAAATGTGTCCGAATAATGCCATAGGAGCATCACCTGCACCAGCAGGAGTTGCACCAGATAAGTCATTAGTTGGTACATTGTTTGATTTATACATTTGGAAGCCTCTTAGCAATCCAGATGCAACTAAACCATTTCTAATTGAACCTTGACCAGCATTAAAGTCTACTGATAAAAGTTTAGAAGATGTGTTAGCTAGTTGGTTGTACCATTCAGGTGCAGCCACAAACCATCGTCCATCTTCAGGTGCATTAGCTTCATCTAATTCCTTAGCAGCTAATGACATTTGATTTAGAGGGTCTACTTCACCAGTACCAAATCCGATATCAATCGGAGCTGAAGTTGTTCCCATTCCAGTAACAACAGTTGCACCAACACCTATTGCTTCTAAGATATTGCTATCCATAGCATCTCTCAAAGCATAAGCAGCATTATCTGCAGCTACAGCTTGAAAGTTAACATGAGAGAATCTCTTCTCTAAGTCATCTATTTTGAATGAAAAAGACTTCGCTTGGTCAATTGTAAGAACCAATTCTTGGTCTGTTAAGTTAGTAGCAACTACAGCTAGACCTCTAGTGTAATCTGCTACTGCGATTTGAGGCTCTTTGACAATGTTAACAGTATCACCGAAAGATGAAATCTCACCCATGTAATCTGTGTTACAGATTGCTTCTGCGACTGCTGCTTTTCTTAGAGCTATTTGTACTTTCTTTGAATAGATTTCAGGAATAAAGAAACCATTAGTTTGACCTGAAACACTTAACCCAAAGTTATATGTTGAACTACCTGCGAATTTTGCCATAGTAGTATTCTCCTTTGTTAGTTATTGATTAATAAAAAATAAAGATAAACTTAATCTATAAGTCTACCTTCCCTTTGAGCTTTTACAATTTCTTTTTCGTATTGCATAAACTCAGCATCTGACATTTTAGCAATATCAGACCGCTTGATGAAAAGTTCTTTACCTTCAGGTATTTGAGCTTGTTCATTAGTTTTAACTAACAAGTCAGCACCTTCTGATTTAGACTTTTTCTTCGTTTCGGTTTTTTTATCTAATCCAAGTCCTCGGTCCTTCTTATACAAGTCAATTGCTCTTGAAGCAAGTTTACCATCAGAGTTGTTTTCATATATCCATTTTTTAATTTCCATTGGTTGAGCATCAGCCCAGTCATGAAAATCATCAGACTCTTTTATTTCTTCAAAGTCAGGATGATATTTTGAAAGTTCTAAAGAAGCTTCTCTTTGTTGTAAAGTATTATTAGCTTTCTTTAAACCTTCTAACTCTTCTTGTAAGGTCTTAACTTCATTTTGCGATTGTAAGTGTGATACAGTTTCCACTACACCATAAATGTCAGGATAATCGTTTTTAAAAGCTTCTAGCTCTTCTTTAGATTTAGGTGGTTGGTAAACAGGTCTGTTCTCTTTAAGTTGTACTTTAAGGTCAGTTTCCTTGTTGTTCCATTCTCCTAGTTTCCTGTCATAATAACGTTTAAGGTCATCATATCTTTTCTTATAATCAACTTTTGTATAAGGATTAGCTTCTGTATTTAACGCAGAATCTTGAACCTTATCCATAGTGGCTGTAGTATTATCAGTTGTATCTTCAGGGTTGCCATCGGCAGTAGCTTCAGATTCAGTAATATTACTATCAGGGTTTGGCACAAACAAACCTGTATCAGCAGAAGTTCTATCAATAGGCATTATAGTATCTGTATGCCAAGATTTTTTTCTGTTGTAAGGGTTTGCTGCGACTTCTTTTAGTCCTTCTTCGTTTTTACTCATTGTATTGTCCTCCTTAGGGCTTCATAACTGAAGGTAGCTATGGTAGGTTTTTCTGTTAGAAACGAAACTACAAGGGCTTATAATAAATAATTTATTACAAGGTAGCTTGTCTATCCGTAGAGTTACCTTTCTCTACAAATTCTTTTATACTTCTTCTTCTTGAGAAGAGTTTCCAGCATCATAAGATTCTTCTGCTTGTTTCATCATCTTTCTTAATTTGTCTACACCAAGGTTCTTAACTGCCTTTGCTGTAAATACAAACTCACCATCTGATAAAAGTGCTGGGATAGAGTCTGAAGTTCCTGTACCAGGACCATCTACTTCTCCATCTTCTGTAAATTCTGTTGCTACTAAT